AAAGGGTATTCAATTACGTTCCCTGATCTGGATGGCTGCTATACTCAGGGGGATGATTTACAGGATGGTTATGATATGGCACAGGATGCGCTTTGCTTAGTCCTTTACGATATGGAAGAGAATAAAATGGCTGTCCCTAAACATTCTGATCCAAAAGCAATCAAAGTGGATTCAAATTCGTTTGTCAGCTTAATTAGCTGTGACACGCTGGAATATAGAAAGTTCAATGATAGCAAGGCCGTCAAGAAAACACTTTCAATTCCTTCGTGGCTGAACAAAATGGCAGAGAGCAATGGGATTAATTTCTCAGCAACATTACAGGTAGCCTTGAAACAACAGCTTCATATTGAGGACAGAATGTAAACTGAAGGGCAGTGACTACTCAAATGTGGTCATTGCCTTTTTATTTGTGTTTTACGGCTTGCTACAGCGGCTTTTAACCTTTTCTGGTGTAATTTCCATTATTACGATCTGACACGCTCTAACAAGCCTGTAGATGGCTCTATACATTACAGTAGTGCTTTTTATAAGCAGACATAAGTAAAATTACATTAAATTCAAGAGATCATGGTTAGATCGAGTAATTACACCTATAAGAAGTTTGTTGCTGATTTATAAGTTTATTACAATGAAATTGATATAAGTTAAGGTATGCACATCCCTATATTCTTAGGAATTCGATAGACGGAATTGAATCTAACAAAAGGAGGACGAAATTCCGTCCCCCTTGTTTTATATAGTAGTATAATGTTTTTGACATTAATTAGCGACTTTTATTATTAAGTAGTATAATTAATGCCTAAAATAAAAGTGGCTGTAATAAGCCGTAAAATGTATTGAAACACTTTAACTTTGAGTGACTAAAACAGTGACTCAGATATTTCAAGTAGCAGCTTAAAAATGGGGCGCATCATTTGTGAACTTGAAAGAATTTATGGAGTACGGCAAGGCAGTGCTGGAAAAGTAAGTTTGGACTCCCAGTCTGCGAATCCAAAAGTAGCACAATCCGATATTGCTGATGAATTAAATCTTGATATAGCGTCTTATAAACGTTATAAAAAACTTACTACTCTTATTCCAGAACTTCAAGAAATGGTTGATAGCGGTTCACTTACAACATCAGTAGCAAGTCGTATTATTGCAAGGCTCTCCCCTATTGATCATTATTTTTCGTCAATTATTTTAATTCTTTGCAAAGAGTATTCTATACACATAGTAATCAACTCATTACGCGAACGTCCAGTTTTAGTACAGATAGTATCTAACTCTTTGAGAAGATCATCAGGGAGCCGTGCTGAAACAACTGTACTTTTACCATAGGATTTTCGTGGACGTACTACAAATTCATCTTCCATTTATATCACCATGTATTATATTACCCTGCAAATAGTAGTGTTTATACACTACATATGTTTACAAAGTGAATACAGCGGAGTATAATTGAGTAAGTCAAAATTATTTCAATGAAAATAGTTGAAATAATGCGATATGAGGTATAAAATGTGAATAATGTATGAATTGAAAAAGGAGAGGTTAGAAATGTATTGCCCAAAATGCGGTAAAGAAATTGTTAATGGAGAAAAAGTATGCCCTAATTGTGGCTTGGATTTCAGCACCGTAGATTCAGATACTAAGGGCGCTCAGTCTGAAGTTAGCCTTAAATCTGAAAATCCATATGATCAAACTGAATTAATGACAAAAAACGAGCAATGGAAAAAGGTATTCAACGCAAAATTACTTATTTTTTGTGTACTTGCGCTAATTACGATAATTATGTCATTTATGGCTGCAAGTAATATTTCAGATGGCGGCTATCAAATTATGCAGATAAAATCCGTTGGAGGTCAAACTCTGGAAGAGGCATATTATCAACAACTTGGAAGTATTTATGCTGGGTATGCTATATTTGTTAGAACGTGTGGTATTTTCTTTGCATCTGTTTTGGTTGGGCTTGGCCTGAATAGATCAAAAGTAAAGTAGGCGTTCCCATGAAACAGTGTTTGAAATGCCATAAGCAATATAATGACGATTTCGATTATTGCACTATTTGTGGAAGTAAGCTTGAGTCAGTAACTTTAAAGCATAAAATTTTATCCAACAAGAACATATATGCCATTATCGCTTGCTGTTTACTTTTAGCTTGCGGCATTGGTTATACCATTTATGAAAATACCAAATTTAGCAATATGAAGCAAACAATGCAAACAGATCAGGTAAATAAAGAAATGGAAAACCTTGCTTCTAAGCCATTAACAAGTGATTTGGAGATAGAATCTGGATGGAAATGGCGAGTAGATGGAGATTATATTTACATAGATGGATCAGTAAAAAATATCAGTGGGAAGACCATTAATTACTTTGAAATAGGAGCAAACTTTCTGAATTCTGATGGGAATGTTTTAGATTCTGACTATGCGAATGATGCACAACCGCTTCTACCTGACACAAGCCGAAAATTTGAGATAATGCATAAGAATGATAGCAATTATAATAAAGTCTCACTTTGCATTCAAAAAGTTAGTTAGGGGGAAAATTTAATGTACTGCGGTAAATGCGGCAAAAAAATTCCTGATGAATATGAATATTGTATGTACTGCGGAGCTAAGGTTGAAAATCAAATTCAAGAGCCAATTAGAGACGCAGATAATCCTACTACTTTGGATAGACATAAAGTACGTTTTGCAAAGCGGAAGAAAATAATTACTATTTCGGTTGTCGCAGTAGTATTTATTGGAATTTTAATCTCTTATTTGCTCCTTATTTCACCTATAGCGCCATTAAGTGCAGATGAAAGTCGAACTCTTGAAGCAAGCGAAAGAATACAAGATAAATTAGCATATGAAAACTCGATTAAAATTTACAATGCATTTATTTCCAATGAGCCAAAAACATCAATTTATTTTGGCTGTCAATATAGAGTATTTTTAGAATTTGGTATAATAGATTCACATGGAAAAACTACTACAAAAAAAGCTGTATTCGTACATATGATTGATGGAACCACTTATATTGGATCAGATGATAGCCAAGATGAAGAATCTAAAAGGTATTACATTTTATCTGAGGGTGATGTTTATGGTATTAGTGGTTTCGTGAAACCAAGCGGTACTTTCAACCATTTATCCAACTTTCAGATTTGGAAAATACAAGCACATATTTAAAGAATCATAATTACAAAGAGCAGCTTATCGCCAGTAGACGGTAGGCTGCTCTTTTTTGTGCAATTATTTTTAGTATTATTAAGTTTGATCAGAATCTTGTTTGTCTGATTTAATACTAAAAGCCTGTTCAATGACAATCCGACTTTTTATTTTTTTATCGATTTTATCATCTTCTAATATTTCTCTTAGCATTTTACCAACTCGTTTCGCGGCAATATGCCCTGCTTTGGCAAAAGTATCCATAGCGCTTTTTGCTTCATCCAAAGGATATTTAGGTGGTAGATAATTTTTAATAAAATTAAAGTATAACGATAATCCATCTATCCAAATTTTTACCATTTCCCATATATCATCGTAATTATTATCTATAGTTTCAATATTTGCAAAATTGACTAAAATGTCATGTACTCGCACACTTTCATTTTCTATTTCAGCCTTTCGTTTACTATTAACAGTTGAAGTTTCCGATTTTGATTGAATAGCTTGAGCCAATTTTTCTTCCGCATAAGTTTTTTGATTTGATTTTCCAACCAGATAATCAGTAGTGACATCAAATTCATTGGCAATTGCAATAAGTAAATCATAAGAAGGTTCTCTGTCACCACTCATATAATAGGATAATTTTGATTCTGCAATATTAAGCTTCTTAGCAAGCTCTTTTGAAGTCATTTTGCTACTGTCTCTTAGTTCTCTGAGTCTATCATTAAAAATTCCCATATTTATCCTCCTTCAGAATTCTAAATATAGTATAACACAAAATATTAAATATTAATATGGTAAATTGAAAAATTTCAAATATTAGTATTGACAAATCCGACAGGTGAGCTATAATATAAATAGAAATTGAAAATATTGAATGTAAAAATACAATATTTGAAAATTTACAACATTCAAATAAAATGCAGATGAACCTTGAAATCAGAATAAGCACACCCCATATTAATAAGAAGGAGGCAAGCAAGCGACTTGAAAAAGGACACCTATCACAAACAGACAGTTTTAACGGATTGTTCCGCTAAACAAATAAATTTTAAGGAGAACAAAAATCATGACACAGACAAAAGAAACAGTAGACACCCTTCGGCCTGAAATCACGCTCAGCGCCCTTGACACTACAAAGGTAGACAAGTCCAATATTATTGATGACTTTTGCAACAGCGTATCAATTCCGTTAAAGATTGCCGGAGAAGAAAAATCCGCATTTGAGCAAGTCTTTAATGATTTGGTTTTCAAGTATGTGGAGCGGAATGGCAGGGACGATACCACCAATTCGCAATCTATCAATCTTGATCTGGTTGTTGATGATAACTCAGGTAAGCGTAGGTATTATATTGGAGCGGAAATCCAGCGTGAGGATTGGGATGGAAACGATCCTATCTATGTGTCAGAAAAAGTTAATTTGACTGACAAAGAACAAGCGGCTGTTGAGTTGGCTTTGCTGAAAATAACAAATCCTGAAGAATATCTTCGCAAATATAGTAGGTTTCAAATTGCGCAGCTGCCGCAGATCATAAATGCAAAAATGGGCTTTGTGATTGATGGTATCAGGAATGATGATCTTTACGCATCCGTTTGGCTGTCACAGGATCAAAAGACCTGCATGTTGGCTTGCGTGGAACGCTGCCATAATCCTGAAAGCAAGATACAACTTTTGAAGATTGGTCAGTAAGTAGGTCAGCGCCGCAAGGCGGTTCAGATATACCTTATATTAGAAAGAAGGAATGTAAATTGATTTTCTTAGATGGCAAAAAGAAAAATCCTGCCATGTGGGGACATGACAGAACTTCTCTTATGCCTATTATTGGATGTTCGTAAACGCTTTATTCAGCGATACAGAAAAATATTTACAAATATAGTATAGCTGGTAATGGCGTAATCAAATTGAGAATTATGAAAGAAGATTGATAATAATGGCAAATGAAAAATATTCGTATGAGAATATTCCAGCAAGTGAGCTTCAACATGATCATAGGTTAAAAGAATGCGATCAAGAATTAACCGGTTTTATCAGCCAAACACTGGATTGGCAGTTCAATAATGAATTGGCTGCATTCCCTGTACAGCACGGTATTAGATACTTGGACGCTCTATGCTCTGTGAAGTTTGATATCTTGGGGCGTAATGACAGACAGAAAATTTTTGAGGTTATGCAGATGATTCTCAAAATGACAAATGAACTATTGCCAGAAGCAGCAATGGGGATTGAGAAAGAAGGAATAAAGTAATTGATGACATATGAGGAAAAATATAAATTACACAATCAATTGAGGGAATACGCAGAAACTTTTACAAAACAAGTCAAACAAGACTTGAATATCCCGTTTGACACAAATATCATTCCGATTATTTTTATTGATGAACCAAGTAACCGTTTTGCTGGTTTTGATTTAAAAGGTGAACCGCATAAAATTAGTGTTGGAGTCACTCTGGATTTTAACAAACAATCAGTAATTAAAATATTTGATTGTGAGAATCTCCCAATAGAAGAGTTGGAACAAACTGTTAGGCATGAGTGCATTCATTATATCCTTTGGACGCTTGATTTAAAATACAACGACGATACTGCGGTATTTCATCTTTTGTGCGAAAAATACGAAGCCGCAGCGGATGAACCTATGTCAGTAGAAGAACAAGAGTTATATGATAAATATAAGAGCTTAACAAAAGCGTATAGCCAATATGGGAAAATTTGCAAGTTAAGTCAACTTCCAGTTCCACAGATAAATTTTGATCAATTGCTTTTAACCATCGGAAATGAAAAAACGCAAAATATTTTTAATGACTTCTATAAAAATGTTATGACAAAAGATTTTTTAGACGTTATTCGCAAATCATATAAATTGCTAGATCGGCAATAAAAACCTACGCTTCCCTTCATGGTGACAGCTTAACGGTTACCACCTTGGGAAGCCTTATATTAAGGAAAGGAACAGCATGAAATTAAGAGTCATTTAGGGAACACCTATCTATAAGTGCTATTTAAAAGCGTTTGACAATGTATTGAAAAAGCCAGATTTTTTGAAACAAGTCGATCACACAACATTGAAACAGGCCGTTTTCTATGGCGTTAAATACATCAATACTCATAAGTATGAACATAAGGACTATGCAACGAGAGAAGAAGTGAAAAACAAATTCCAGATAATTCAAATAGTCAAAGAACTGATGATGCAGCTAACACCGAAAGAATTTGTCAATCTGTTTCCCATTAAGAAAGAATACAATCACAGTGAAGAGGATTATTGGAAGGATTATTTCTATACTGCCAACAAACTTAAAGAATATGATATGGATTCTCCATTGGCTGATAAGTTTGAGGATTTCATTTGGGACTACACGAATGATACTGTCTGCCAATTCATGGTGGAAACACTTTGTACAGCAAGTAAGTTAAGACAGTTTCAAGGGCAACCTTCCATTGCCGAAGAATGGGCAGTGAAAAATGATATTCCGACTTATACAGTAAATGAAAAGCAAGGATATATTTTGGATAATCAAACACATAGATCGGCGGCGATTAAAAAGAAAGTGCCAAACTATTTGAAATTAGTTAATTAAGAAAGAAGGATTATAAACGTCACTGAAAACAGAATTTATTGATATGGCAAAATTGGTAATTGGAAATAATAAGGATTATGAAATAGTAACAGATACGCCGGTTTATATTTGTCCTAAATATGACAGAATTGATTCTGTTAATGCTCACGATTGTGAACATTGTGAAGAAAAACAACAGGGTAGATGTAATGGAGTAATTAAATCTCATGCTGATGTTGGGATAGAAAATTATCCAAACGATTATTTTCTATATGCCAATTTCAATAAAAAGCATGATAAAAGACTATTAAATTGTATTCGCTACATTGATAGTAAAGCATATTTAATGGAAGTAATGAAGGATTTTAAAAGTGATGCTGAGAATTGGAAAAATTATTGTACTGAACAATATGAATACTTTGATAAACTAACAGAATATGCTAATGACTTTATGGAACAAGTACAAAAAGATTTTGTTATTCCTTATAAAAAAGATATTTTACCTTTAAAATTACATTCTGATTCTTACAATACTAAAGAATATTGTAGTGAAAATAAAGACGGAATAACACAAGGAAATTTATGCTCGTTTGAAAAACAATCTGAAATTAATATTTATGAGTGTGATCCTGCATATCAAAAGAGAAATGAACAATCTATACGGCATGAACTTCTCCATTATATATTGTGGACACAGAATCTAAAAGAATATGATGATTCAGCCGTATTTCATCTAATGGCTGAATACTATGATGCTAATCCATATAAACCAATGACTAGAGGAGAAAAGATTCTTTACAACAGATATAAAAGGATTTATAACTTCATTGACATGTTCCAAAAATGTTATCCTGATTTATGTCAAGAAATCAGTGGCGGGGATACAAATAGCTTAGAATCAGTGAAGAAAACATTAATATTAGCTTTAGGTTGCAAAGATAGGCATAAAAAACAGCGTAGAAATTTTAATAAGTTATATCGAACCTATATGAAATACAAACAAAATCTAAAAGACAAATATACAGCTGCATAATAGGGGCGTGGGTTTACATTATCTCATTGATTTATTTTCTCAGCAACCTGTATAGCTATTTCATTTTACTATGCATTCATATTTTTAGCACCGAACCGAACACGTTACCGAACAATGTTTCACGGCAATTTGTAAATATGCACAAAGAGAATATAGACAACATCGAAAGGATGATTTAATGGCTATCAAAAACAAGTAAAAAAATTGAGGTACATAAAAACTGTACTTCAATTTAGCTAATTAGCTTATCTGAGGTACATAAAAACTGTACCCAAATAAGGTGACTAAAAGAGAGAATAAATATATACCATAAAAGAGAATAATGTTCCAAATTCGGCTTTACAGCCAAATTAAATTTCTACTTTTTTGTTTTTATTATCATTGTTGTTTGTATCTTTTAAATGATTTATAAGGAGGCTATTTATGGACAATAAAACAGAAGATAAAATATTAGATGATGATTACTATTCTGAAATTCCAAACGCATTATATTATGTTAAAAATAATAAGAGTATTTTTCAAAGGTTAAAATTTAAAGATCATAGAATCTTATTAGTTTTGGATTATCTATATACTAATACTAATCGGAAGGGCATTGTAAAATTTACTCTTGATGATCTTATAATTAGTTGTTATTGTAAACCTAATTCTCGTAAAGGAAAAAGTAATTCAAAGTTTATAAGTCTATTACAAGATTTAGATGCTTATAGTATTATTAAATTGGATTCTCAAATAGATTTAAAAAGTGTAAAAACGAAAGATTTAATCACTTGTAAATATATCTGGAATCTTAAAGAAAAAGGTTATTTCCAATTACATGAGAATGGTGAAAAAAATAAAATTATTAATTATAAGGATGACAATATAGATAAGATTGCATTACTGTTTTTTTATTGTTATCTAAAACGTAGAATAAATAAAGTATCAAAAGACAGACCGAATGATTTAGTTTTATTTGGTGGGAGAGCTGCTGCTTCATATTTATCTTATGATATTATCAATCAAGATACATTACTCAGCGAAAGCGTTATTAAAAAATATAATGATATTCTTGTTAAATTGGATTTGATCCGAATTGGTAATGCAGGAAGATGGCATTATAAAAAATCAGATAAGAAGATAGATTATGAAAGTCCTAATCATTATACCTTATTCAATGGTAACGAGGAAGACGCTGCATTACAGTTAAAGGAAAGCATAAAGTATTATAAATCGTTGGATGTTAATAGTGGTAAGGTGTTTACTGGAAGTAGAATATACAAAAATAATAATCGACATTTATTCGGCAAATATGGTTCACTGGTCAAAAAAGCAAACAATGGAATATTAACAGAGAAGGAATCGTTGGAACTGCAAAACTTCAGAAATAGTATAGATAATAAAAAGCATGTTAAAGAGTTACAAATGATCCTTCAAAAACATCCAGATGAAATATTATCAAGTGTTTATATGGATGATTTCTATAATGAAGAAAAAGGAATTAAAATATTTGATATTGAAGCTGAATTAGGTTTAATAGATCAAGAGCAACATCTATTAGTTGATAAAAAATACTATGATTGGATTATTACAAATTACAATTCAGATGGAAGTAATAAACCTTATTTGAAGAATTGTGTAAATAAGCATAAAGATGAAATGAAACAAGAAAAATTTGAAGCCGCAGGAATTATGTAAATTTGTTAATAGAACGTATATTTCATGTTAAGAATGGAAAGGAAGTAAATAATAGAATTGCCAAATTACACATATAGCGTTATTAAAATGACAGCAAGGAAAGTATTCAATGCTGATTTTAATATGAACTTAACTGATGGGAAAATAGATGACTTACTTGTAAATGAACCTGATAATGGATATTTTGGTATTATCCGCAGACTGACTAATAAACAGAACTACTATAACAGTACAGATGCAAAGAATCCAGCTTATATGAAAGAGATCATTTTTCTGGATTGTTCTTATGACAATAAAATCTATAGCCAAGAAGATTTGAATTGGGCAAAGCAATATGATGATGAACAACTGAAAAAGTTGAATGATATTAAAATGAACTTAGAGAAAAAGAAACAAACAGATGAAGTAATTAAAAAGCTGGAAAAAGTTGAGTTTAGCATTTCTAAGTACAGCAGAGTTTATGACAGATATGAAAAGAAAAATAAAAATACTATTGCTTATGAAAAAAATCTTGACTTGTTAATAGACACTGGATTTGTGTTGAATGGAATACATTATTATTTAGTCGGAATGTCTGGAAACATGGCTAGACATGGGATTAAAGGCTTTGTGAGCGAAGATATCTATGATGATGTAATGGCCTATTCTTATTTGATAGATAAGCCGAAAAAATGTAAGATTCCAAAATATGAAGCTTATCGTAATTTGCTTTTTACCAGTTGTAGAGCATATGTTGATGAGCTGCCTCGGATATGTGTTATTGATGATTATTCTATCGATATTCCAAATGTATCTGTAAAATATCCAGCGGACGGTTTTTATGTTAAGTATAACAATGATGGAAGCATAAAAGAAAAAATTCCTCGTAAGGTGATGAAATCTGATGTACGTACAATTACCATCAATTGTTTTGATGGTGCTGCCATACATAGCAGCGAATATAATAATGTTTTATATCGGTCATTGCCTGATGCTAAGAGCATTCCCAAAAGCTATCAGCTTAGATTGCCGTTTGTTAAGGGGGTAAGCACTTGCTTTGATCTTCATGGATTTTGTAGGGAATATGGGATTGAATACATTAAAGATATTGATGGGAGTATGGTTCCACAGAATGAGATTGATATCCTAATGACACAATCTATGTATAAAGGCGCTGACTTTTTTCCAAGCTTCAAGGTTTATTATGAAGCGGTTAAAGATAAAGGCTTTAAGTTGGGCATATCAAATTACAACAAATCCGCTGAAGAATCCGCACAATATGTAAAGGCAAATTATCAGTATCTTCAAAATATCTCTGCATTGACAACAGAGGATTTGATTCAGTTATCTCATTATTTTACTGATTATGTCGAAAAGGTATTAAATGATCCGTGTAAGGCAATCGGATTTCTCAAGACTGATAATGAAGACGATAATATCAATGAAACTATTGAAAATAAAACTCCTTATACCTTTCAGGCGTTACAGTTATGTCCTGAAATGGCAAAGGATGAATGTGTACGTTCTTCTGTTACGCATTTACTCAAAAATGCTATTAATCAAGCGAAGAATTGCAGAATCCTGATCAAGGGTGGATACAAATATCTTGTTCCTGACTTATATATGTTGATGTGCTGGGCAGGAAAGAACAGTGGATACGATATTGAAGTAAAACCTTGCCTAAAAGCTGGAGAAATGTACTGCACCGGTAAGGTAGGCCGATATTCTGTTTTCAGAAGTCCGCAGCTACTTGAAAATGAAATTAATGTGGTTAATCTCGTTGAGAATGATATTACTAAAAGATGGTTTGGCCATTTGGATAATATTCTAATTGTAAATTCCTGTTCTGCCGATATGATGAGAATGCAGACCGCCGATTATGATGGTGATGAGGGATTCCTCTGTGAAGAAGATATCATTACTTCCAAGGTCAAAACCGGATTGCCTTTGATAATCAATGTAAATGAATCAAAACCACCAGTTCTTCCGTATACTAAAGAAAATATTAAAGAATACCATAAGCGGACGTTGAATTGCCTGATTGGTGAGATAACGAATAAATCTTGTTGTTTACATAACAAGACCAATCAATTAAAAACAACGAATCAGCTTGAGTTGGATGGAACTATTGATCCTAACCGTATTAAAACATTGGAAGATTTGGAATATCTATCTATTCAAATTCAACTTGAAACAGATTATGTGAAAGCAGGAATAAGATGGGACACTCCGGCTGATATTGAATACAACCTTGGAAATCTTCCGTATTTTATGCGGTATCGGTATCTTCAACTTAATAAAGAATTTAAATTAGTGAATGCAAAAAGAAATAATGCCAAAAACAACATATTGAAAAAACATGGCTATGATGTGAAAGTAAAATATGATAAAGAGCAAAAAATTGATTCAAAGACGGAAACGGAAATTCGCAATAAAATGAATGAGAAAAAATATAGATTGCCGGTTAGCTGTTGCAAAACTCCATTGAATGGATTATGCCAGCATTTAGAAAAGTGGACTCCGATCATAAGATACAAGCTCCAAAGTGAAGATGTATCCGAACTATTTATGCCAACTGGCTTTGAAATCGAAACGAATATTTTAGACGCAGTTAAGGCAATCTATGAGGACTATTTACAAGAAAGTGCAAAAAGAAGTAGCCATAAACAAAATACTAATTGGAATGTTTTTTATAAGCGATATTTAAAGCAATTTGAAAATATTGGTCTACAAGATCGAGAACTTCTCTTCTATCTAATAAAAGTCTGTTATGTGCCTGATAATAAAAAAAGCAAAAATATTGTTTGGAGCCTATGCGGAGACACAATTATTGAAATATTAAAGGAAAGGAACAATGCGAATGATAAAAATAACAATGCAGCAAATGAAGCTGATCAAAGAGTTGCCTAGTAAATGTGAAAAGATAATAGCTTTTGCAATGATTTATCTTAGTTCCCTTTTTGCCGATGAAAATGAGGAATTTAATGCAAAGGAATTCACATTGAATAGATTAACAGGGATTTCAGAAAGACAAATTGAACGTCTTATCAATGATTTAATAAAGCGGAACTATATTAAGTGCATATATAGGAATCGACTAAAGCAAGTGCAATATGCTAAAAGGAAGTATAATGTTTCCAAATTTCCAAACAGATATGCACTCGATCAACTGATGCCTGGGGGCGATCATGCTTTTTATCAATTCCAGAAGATGGATACGAACGTACAAAACTTGTTATCGCATTTCTGGACTTGCTATCAAAGGTACTTAAATGTTGCCGGACTAAAGCCGAGTCGCAGGGAAAAAGAAAATATAAGAAAATTCTCAGAAGATATTGTAATTGGTTTTGCCGTGTGATATACTAATAATTAATATGGATAGTGTTTGTATATAAGATAATATTATATATACGACATTTTGTCATTATGTGAATATTTAAGCCTGACGTTTATTGACGTTGGGCTTTTTATTATGCAATTTTATCTTAAACATAAAAATTTTCATGAAAGGACTGAATTCTAATGGTATTGCAAGAACGTGTCCAGAGAGTTATCGGCGATTTAGGCGTTAAGCAGCAAGCTTTTATTTCAGAAATTAATTGCAGTAACTCCACTTTTAGCAGATGGCTAAATGGACAATGCATTATGTCTGCAAAAAAAGAAAAGGAAATCGAAAATGTGGTTTCCAAATATGAAAAAATTCTATAAGGTAACGACAAGGAACAGCAGCCTTGTTTTACAATATGGACTGTCGAGAGATAGGCCAGAGCAGACTTAGTGGTTTGCAATTTCAGCGTATTTCATAATTTGGTAAGCGTTCGTCATCAACCGTAAAGGGATCATACCCCTTCTCCTCATTTTAAATCGTGTGTAGATGACTGTGGCGAATTGAAGGTTTCCTAGATGGAACTGGATTAAAGGAAGACATCACTTCCTGCGCCTTATGGCGTTGCCTAAATTTATAGATTGTATTAGCCATACAATTTATATTATCCCCTTTCATGTAGGCACAGTGACTTAACAGCCAGTGCGCCTATGATTACAAGCGCTGGTGCTGGTCGCGAGCAGCCAGCAGCGGTTTTTTATATATGTTTACTTCCTTTTTGCATTATGTGGAACTGAAAATGACGAGATTTGGATAGAAAAGAATGGTGAGCAGTTCCCCTTTAATGCAGATATCTGATTATCCTATTTTCTTTTGTCGCTCTTTGATATATAATTGTCTCATAAAAATTCAATAATATTGAGGAGTGGTAAATTATGACGCAAGTTGAAATTAATGAGAAAATGATTGATCAAATTGAACAATTACAGAATCTTATGAAGGAACAGCAAAAGGAAATTGAGAATATGAGGGGAGTGCTATTAGCATTAAAAGATCCAGTTATAAATTCGTTAGAGACTATACAAAGACATGAGGATGGAATTAATATGATCATGAAAAGATTAATTGAGCTTGGTTTTGACAAGTAGGAACATTTCTTTAGTAAGGTATCCAGCCGGATGCCTTATTTTTTGCCAAAATTTAATATATAGAATGGAGAAATAAAATGACTTAGATAAAATAGTATAGAAATATAGCAAATATTATTGCAGAAAGAAGTAGTGAAGAATGAGCAATGAAAAAAACAGATGTCATTATAACGGGATTAGATAAAATAGAACCTGTTGATCGCAATGAAAAATGGAAATTTTGCACTGTAAGCGATAATTACTTAGTTAGCAATATGGGACGAATATTCAGCTTTAAGCAAAATAAGTTAATGAAACCATATAAGGATGTTTATTATAAAGTTACATTACAACTTGAAAACAAGAAAAGTAAAACTTATTATGTACATCGGCTTGTTGCCTTAGCATGGATTCTGAACCCAAATCTATATCCAGAGGTAAACCATAAGAAAGAATTTGAAAAACTAAATAATTGTGTAGACAATTTGGAATGGTGTGACTGTTTTTATAACAATAACTATGGAACTAAAAATAGACGAGAAAGTATCAGGATGCAAAAGCCTGTTTGCCAATATGATGAAGAATTCAATTTAATGAAAATCTGGAATGGCAAAGTAGATATTATGAAAGAACTTGGATATTGTGATAAAACTATAGGATACCATTGTCGGACAAACAATCATTTATATGATGGATATTACTGGTATTATGCCGATGATATAAATAATAAAAGACAGGAATTAAAAGGAGATAAATAAAAATGAATGAAATGAGTAATCCAGTAAAATTAAATGAAAATGTAAAGCAAAGATCACTTATTGTTTATAGCATTGAATTGCTTTATAAAATTGCAGATGCAGGTTATTTAGAACAGCTTAATGAAGTTAGACCTGATAGACTTAAACCTAATAAGAGAATATATTATTTTGATCGTGATCCAGAACTTGAGAAAATAATTAAGGACTATCAAACTCAACGGCAAAAAGAAAAAGCTGAAAAACAGGAAGAAAATAAAAATACATATACTCTATCAGATGAGGATAAAAAGTCAATCATAGATGGTATTATAGCGGAGCTTAAATCCAACAAAACAGAATCTGGAAGCAGTGATACAAATGCTTGAAGAATATGTCAAAAAAATTAAATCTGTAAATGATGATGAAGCTAAAGAAATATTAGCTTCTTTTTTTGTAAAAAGTTTGATTCAAGACAAATTTAGAAATGAAATAATTGATGAAATAGAAAAGGATGAGGGTATAAATGAAGATTGAAATTACAGATGAAGGTAAAGAATTTCTGGGAAAAGCTTTATTTCAAGTTGCTTTATCTTTGGAGGGTAAGGCAACAGATAATTCTAAATTATCGGATTTAGATAAACTTCGTATTTTAAGCTGTTGCTATAACTTGCAGTTGGCTTTAAATTATGCTGAACCCGATGACGAAAACAAGGGAGATAAAATGTCAGAGCTGGATTCTGATAATGGACATGGTATTCATTTATCACCGGAACAACAAAAAGAAATGAAGAAGCAATACGATGAATTAATGTCAAAACAAGTTTTAAGGATGGAACCTCCTAAATTGGATTTGCACTTTCCGTGGGACAATAAATAAAAAGGGAGATAATAATTAATGTATTATAGAAACAATAATGATAGAGAAAAACTTATTCCAGTACATAGCCAGAAGCTTTTAAAGGTGCTGAATGATAATAAATGTATTGGGCTTTTAAAAAAGGTTGTTGTATGCAAAGATGGAAAACCATTATATTTATTTTCGCCTAAAATCGATGTAGCAGACATTGTTACGAAGTTTGAAACGGAATACGGTCAAGACAATATTGCGTTAGATAATAAAGAGGTTTGGGAAAATTATTCGGAACAATTCTTTAATAAAGGGCAAAAGCTTTATAGTGTAACAAATTATAATGCGGTCAATCGGATTATTGAGAATGGTTACGGTATTTATTTGATCGGGACATATTGGAATGCAAAAAGAAAAAAGAAAATTTATGTATTTGTTTATAATAATGAGATTATAAAGATTAACGAGGATCAAAAAGAAAAATCAAGGAAAGAATATGCAGAAAAACATAAGGACGATTAAAGCAGAATAGAAACAATAAGGGGCTATCGCGTTTTACGATAGTCCTATTTTATTATGTAACAAATCAATTTTTAAACACTTTACTTATATATGAAAGGAACTTAATAATATGAAAAATAGCAATCGTAAAGTTTATATCTATAATCCATTACAAGCAAAATATTATATTCAAAATGGTATGACAGTATTAGATACAGAAATACATCATAGAACACATAAAGTATTTTATGTGTTTGATTTTGATGAAACAGAAGAAATTTATAAGAAATGGGTTTATAGAAAACATTGATGTAAAAAATGGAACAATTCAATTTTATAATATATATAAGTGTATACAAATTGATTAGTTCCACATTTTACACTTATAAAAGTTGTCACTAATCAATTTTATAATATATGTTAAGTTATATTAAATTGAATTAGGGTGACAAGTTTTGCATTTATTAATAGATGAAAGGAAAATAGATGAACATAGAAAATATAAAGGTTGGAGATAAGTTCCCAACTGAAAAGAAATTACTTATTGCAGTCGGCTTTGAAAAATATGATGGTAGTAAACAAAAAGAGTATCAATTAAAAGAATTAAATCGTTATCTTATATATGAAAAGACAGGTAAATTATTTAAAGATAAGCCAACCAATGAAATTGTTATCACTGAAATATATGATATTCCAAAAGAGAAGATGGATAACCGCAGTAATAACGGTGGAAACAACACAAGCATTATATCTGATTATATGCGTAACTGGATTGAGATTGCACTTGAATCTGATGGAAGTATAGACGGTAGCGCAAGTAAAATAATTAGAGATATGAATTTAGTTATTGATGATTTTAGTAATGCTTATTACAATTTTGATGATTGCTTTACTGATTGTACGACAATTGAAAAGAACTTCTTCCTTGATTATTGTGATGTTGTAATGAACAGCTATAAGCAAAGATTGAAACGCATTATTAATAACTTTGCAGAATATGAGGACGTTCTTTATAAAGAATATTATAAAGTTAGTTTTATAAAGGAAAGTAAAGACGGAGAGTTCTATGCAACAGATGATATTGAAGATTTAAAAACAATAGACAAGATTGACAGGGTAAAACATAATCTTGAAATTTCTTATGGTGTTAAAGAAAATAATAAAAAATGGAAATTGTACTGTGATCGCAAAAAGTCAAAACAATTCTATGATGATTTTATTCAACAGGTAAGGAAATTATTAAAGCGTGATGAAATAACTAACTGCTATAAATCAATGTACCTGTTTTCTTATGATTATCATGCAGATGTAAATGAAGATTTTGATAATCAAAAGTTTTGGAACACACAAAAGAAATTTGCAGAAAATAAGATTGACACAATATTTAATAAAACAAATAGGATTTATAACCCTATGGAATATGGCAAGTACATAAAGATACCAAAATATAAATCGGAAGATATATCACAAGATATGATTGAAGATTGTAAAGAAATGGTTATGTATCAGTAATAAATAAAATTAAAGGAGATTATACAAATTGAATATATTTTTACAACTATATTTATTTTAATAATTGGTTTAATGATTGGATTGATTATTGGCTTTAACACAGCAAATAGTACAGCAGATATGAGGATGGAAAGCATCGAAGAAGATATGCTTTATATAATTAAGCTTTTGGGCATGTCGAAAAACAAAGAGAAATCTGAAAACTCTGAACAAAAATAAACTGGATAATGTATACTAAAAAGGTGTGATTTAAACGTAGAGAAGTGAAGGGAGCTGAATTAAAAATGCTAGATAAAAAACAGATTGAAGCAATTGAAATGTTGGTTACGGGTGATTATACCAAACAAGAAGTAATGGGCAGATTAGGTATGCACAGAACCACTTTTTATAAATGGATAAAAAATCCTGAATTTGTGGCTGCGCTGGATAAGAGGCTACAAGAGGTCAAAACCCAAGCACAAAAGGATTTTACTTCACGCTTGCCAAAGGCCGTTGAAGAATACTGGAAGATATGTACTACCTGTACTGATGTTCGCACAAAAGAAAAGGCTTTAGCTAACTGGATCGAAAGATCATTAGGCCGTATTGCAAATACGGTTAATATTAATGATGATAGACAAGATGAAGATGTTGATGTTTTAGCTGCCTTTGATAGCGTTTCAGGTAAAAATAAAAAAGAGAATAAGGAAGAATAATTTGTGTAACATAATCACTTGATTAAGATTACTTAAAATATCCGATAGAATAGGCAAAAATAGCATAAAAATAGCTTTATAATATGTAACATAAATATTGACACGATTAATGTTACATATTATAATTAGTGTACCGGATAAAAAGGGGCTGATTTTATGATTTTTGCTTATTGTCGTGTATCTACTAATAAGGGAACACAAAAGACGGATAGACAGGTTTTAGCGATAAAGGAATATGCAAAACGGAATAACTTTACTGTTAATGAGTTTGTAGAAGAAACTATGAGCGGTAAAGATTTAAACCGGCCTAAGTATAACGCTATGAGAGATAAGATGCGTAAAGGTGATATCTTGATTATATCGGATATTGACCGGCTTGGCAGAAATGCAGATCAGGTTATTGTAGAGTTCAAGCATTTTAAGAGCCTAGGTATCAAGGTGGTAGCTTTAGATACTCCCTACCTGAACCAGTGGGATACCATAAAAGAAGACTCCATGTATGATATGGTTACTGATATACTCATTACTCTTAAAGCGCATTTAGCACAACAGGAAAGGGAAAAGCTTATATCAAGAATCAATCAGGGATTGGATGTTGCAAGAGCAAAGGGTAAGAAACTAGGCAGACCAAAGAAAGCTATTGATGATAAAGTAGTAAGGGTATACCATAGGGTACAGCAGCATGAACTAACAAAGGTTGAAGCTTCAAAGATATTAGGAATATCAAGACAACACTTTGATAGACTTATACACAGGCTGAAAGGGTGAAAATAATTATTAATTGAATAATAATGAATTATTGATAGAAGGTTGTTCCTGCAAGGGGTAGCCTTCTATTTTTATATTTGGTGGTCGGCTGGTGGGGGTTAATTACAGAATTTCTACCAAAAAATAAAGCCCAAAGTGGAGAAGGTGAAAAATAATATCAAAGCAGAACATTAATACGATCGAAAATACCCAGTTACTTTCAAAGTATCTGATTAAATATTATGGTGAAGATCAAGCAAAGCAGCTTCTTCTTCAAAATAAAAATAATTTATTCAATCATCATGGCCTTGCTTGGAGTCTTGGAAAGCGTTCTCTGGAATTCTTCTGCATGTACTTCCTTCAAAGTATATACAGCGGTGAGGGCAAAGCTCCACTAGCTAATATTCATTATAAGATGTGGCAAGAAGTTCAAGATATGATTCTAAAAAAAACCCATGATAAACAATGCTATATTTGTCCAAGAGGTTTAGGGAAGTCTACAGTTATAACTTTGGCGGTCGCTATCTGGTGTGCCTGTTATCGCTTTAAAATCTATACTGTGATTGCCAGTGCTATAGGAGATACAGCGGAAGGATTTATAAGAAATATTAGAATGGCATTAGAAGATAATGCTTACATAGAATCAGCGTTTGGAACTCTATTTAATCCTAAAACTTGTATTTGTAATAATGAGAAAATAGAACTAACCAACAAAACCTTAATTCAGAGTGTAAGTGCTGCAAGTTCGCTCAGAGGTAAGGCATACAATAATCACAGAATAGAATTATTGCTTTTGGACGATTACCAAAAGGCAGATCAGATTGTTACAGATGAACAAAGGGAAAAGAAATGGAAAGTTTTCTCGGACGATTGTTCGTATGCTATGCAGAAAGATAATTCAACATTAATCGCCCTTGGTACTCTTCAATGTAAAGAAGATTTCTATGACCGTTTGCGTAATTCTCCAGTATGGAAAACAAGACAGGAAAAAGGTGTGTTGGTTGAGAATGTAGATGAATTGTTTAACAGCGGTTTATGGCTTGAATTCAAGAATGTTCTGATGGATAAATCTAATGAATTCCGTTTGGATTTTGCAAAAGAGTTCTATTTGCAGCATGAAAAAGAAATGCAGTTTCCTATGTTATGGCAAGAGTACTGGAATTGCCTTGATATTGCCTTACTGTACTATGAAAATTCACTTTCTTTTAAGCAAGAAATGCAAGGTGATATAGAAAATATAGGTACTCGTAGATTTAATACAATTATTACAGAATCCGCTGTAGATATAGAAAATCATACTTTTCAGAAGACTATTCTTTCCATTGATCCGGCTGGAACTGCCAGAACCGGAACGAAAAGAGACTATTATGCTTATTGTGTTTTGTCTCAAGCTGATGATGAGATAAATTATGCCAGAAAGTCAATTATCAGAGATTATGAGATGGATGATTATATCAGAGAAACAATTCAATTATTGAAGGATTATCCTGATATAACTCATTTGAGCATTGAAAAGAACGTCTATAGCGGTGCAGATTGTATTAGAATCCAAGAATTGATTGATAAAGATGAAGAACTAAAACATAGAGATATTACGATTATCAATAAATCCAGAACCGGCAATAAAGATAATCGCATTAATGCAATAGTTGGGGATGTCAATATGGGAAGAGTTGTCTTTAATGAGGAAGATCAAGATGCTATTCAGCAGCTTCATGACTTCTGTGGTTGTCGATTCAGCTTACATGATGACTATCCTGACTGTCTTGCGGATGCCTTGGAGCAGTTACCACAGATAAATACGACATCAAAATTAAAGGTTTTACCCTTATCATTTTTAGGTTTGTAAAGGAAGTGAGAATTAAAAATTGGATATAAATGAAATTATAATAGATATGATTAATGACTATCATGGTCATAGTGATATATTTGATAAAATGCAGCGCTATTATGATGGTAAACATGATATTTTAAGTACATATGTACATGAACCAAGCAGAGCGAATAATATTGAAGTTGTTAATTACATTCACAAATTTATTGAAGAAGAAATAAGCTATTGCTTTGGTAATGGCTTGACTTATATCAGCAAAAGCAGTAATGAACAGGAGATTAATGATATCAATTATCAGCTATCTCATTGGAATAAAAATCATAATCAGGAATTAATGAGACAGCTTGAAATATATGGTTTAGCATTTGAACTGTATTACATAAATGAACGTGGCGAGTTTTCTTCACGTATATTGAATCCTTCAAATGCAATTGTATATTGTGATTCAGATAATGTTCCTCAGATATTCATTCATTTTTATCGGCAAAAATACGATAGCTCCGAATATTACGATATCTATTTTCCAGATCGAATTGAAATATATCAGGATGGGAATTTGATTGACACAAAAGAAAACATCTTTTCTGGTGTTCCGGTGTCAGTTTGCTTTTTAGGTAAAGAAAAAACTATATACAGTAAAATTAAAAGCCTTAACGACTCTTTAAATCAGATTATGAGCGATATGGTAAATGTTATTTCCGATTACAGATTGGCGTACTTAGTTGTAACAGGCGCAGATGTGGACGAAAGTACGGCAGAACTTTTAAAGACTAAAGGCATTTTAAATTTAAAAGGAAAAGGCGAAGTTTCATGGCTGATGAAAGAAATGAATTCTGACTATGTCCAAAATATGATTACAGAAATTAAAAAAGATATCTATGAAGCATGTGATCATATTGATTCTAATGAGAAATTACAGTCGAATACAAGTGGAATTGCATTGCGTACAAGGCTTGTTTTCCTTGAACAGCGGTGTAAAACTGTTTTTGATGCAATATGTAATACAATTACTGATCGTATGCGGTTTCTATTTCAGTATTTAAACCTGAAAAATCTTCCCTATGATTATAAAGATATTAAGGTAACATTTAATCCTTGTATTCCGCAGGATATTCAGACAATTGCTCAAACAATTAATCAACTTGGCGATAAAATATCGACACAAACCGCTTTAGCTCAAATTCCTTGGGTTGAGAATCCAGCGGAAGAAATGGAAAAGATTCGTAAAGAACAGGAAGATCAACAAAGCATTGATTTAGATAAAGTTGGTTTAACTAATGGCTGATACGTTAAAAAAAGATATTTTACAGATAGAAAAGGATTGTACCAATAAAGCTAAAAAGCCAAAACAAGAACTTTTAAAAGCTTATAAGCAAGCCTTAGATGATATCCAAAATGAAATAGCTGGAATTACTCAAAAATATGAAATTGATGGGGTATTAAATATTTCTTCTAAACAGCGGTACAGTGAATTGAAATCTTTACAAGATAAACTGGTAAAACAAGCAAATAAGTTAGGTGCTTTGAATATAAAACAAACTTCTGATTTACTGTCTGATATATATTCAGATTCATATTATAAAACCGCTTATATGATTGATAAAGGAATTAGCACAAATATTGATTTTTCTATTTTAAGGCCAGAAATGGTTGAAGCAGCTATTAATACTCCAATTGATAATATAACCTTTAGTGATCGAATATGGAATAATCAAAAATCATTAACTAATCATTTGTATAATGATGTCCGAAAGGCTTTAGTTAACGGTAAAAGCCCTGAGAAGCTTGCCAGACAAATTAAAAAGGATTATGGGGTTACTGCTTATCAAGCCAGCAGATTGATTAATACAGAGGTTGCCAGAGCTATGAGCATGGCACAGGATGAAATATATCAGAATTCTGATGTTGTTCAAAAAGTTATGTGGGATGCTACGCTGGAAGGAAATACTTGTGAAATTTGTGCTTCTTTGGATGGACAGTATTTTTTAAAGGATAATCATCCTGATTTGCCAAGACATCCGATGTGCCGTTGTTGTATTATTCCTGTAGTTGATGGTTGGAAGCCTACAAGAAAACTGGAAAACATTAAAAATCCTGAAACAGGTGAAAAAACAATCATTGATTATTCCACTTTTGATAAATGGAAAACTTCAAAAGGTATTTAGGAGAGTGACATATTGGCAGAATTTAAAAAGCCAGAGCCTACACAACGGGCATTGGATAAAGAAAGAGAAAGATCACAATTTAATATTGATCCTGTAAAAGACTTCATTTCAACAAAAAACAGGATAGCATTTGGGCATAAGTGCGATAAATGTTCTAATAAATTCCATTGTCATAAATGGTATGGAGCAATTATTATAATTTGTGATCGATTTATGGAAAAGAGTACATACAAACATTACAGAGCATAAAATTAACTCAGTCCTCATGTTGGATTGAGCTATTTTTATATAACAAATTAATCGCACTTTATGGTCTTAGCCGAACGTAAAGGGCAAAAGGAGAATGATTATATTATGGAATTTAAAGACATTGTTACTGAACTTGACAATTTTAAGGATTCTGATGATTACAATAATTATGTTACCGGTCTAATGACAGATGACAGAATGAACAAATATCTTGAATCGGAAAATGGTAAAAAGACAATTCAACCTAAACTGGATTCTTATTTTTCAAAAGGACTGGAAACTTGGAAGCAGAACAATCTTTCTAAACTTGTTGATGAAGAAATTCAAAAGCGGAATCCAAGTACTGATCCTAAAGACATTGAACTGAATAAAGTTAAGAATCAGCTTGAACAGATGAAAACGGAGAATCTCAAAAAAGATTTAACTGCTAATGCTATCAAATATGCAACATCAAAAAATCTTCCGGTTGATATGGTGGATTTTCTTGTTGGAACAGATGAGGATAGTACAAATAAGAATTTAAAAGCCTTTGAAAAAGCATTCCAGAAAGCGGTAGATAATGCCGTCAATGAAAAGCTGAAATCTTCAGGGCATACGCCTTCCGACACAGAACCTTCTATGATGGATGGAGTAGAAAAAGCATTTTATAGCAAAAACCCACAACTTATTAAACATTAAAAATAAAGGAGATTGATAATTATGGCAACTGAACTTCAAACTAGATACGCAAATCTTGTAGATGCAAAACTTAGAGCAGAACTTGTAACAATTGATGTAGGTACTGTCCCTGTTTTTAACACTGATTATGAAGGCGAACCGAAATCCGGCGCGGTAAAAATTCCGGTTCGTGATACTGAGGTAGCTTCCGGTACTTATGATCCTGTCACCGGTAAGGAGCTTACTTCCAGTGATACAACATATCTTACCGTAACTGATTTTAACGATGTAGCGATCAATGAGGTTATTGATGGCTATGAAGCCGCAGCCATACCGGATAATATTGTTGCTGACCGTCTTGATAGTGCAGCCTATACAGGCTCTAAAATTCTTGATCAGGATGGTATTGCGACACTTGAAGCAAAAGGCACAGCCGCTTCCAGCACCACAGCATTAACGAAAAGTACCGTATATGAAGCAGTAGTAGATGCTATGACGGCTTTAACAACTGCAAATGTACCTATGACCAATCGTTTTCTTATC